TGCAGGTGGAGGAAATATGGATAAAGGAGCACAATTAATGTATAACAATATGAAAAATTTAGAAAAGAGAGTTGTATAATGGCTGAAGTAACAGAAACACGAGTATTACCCGCAGAGTTTATAGAAACAGGTGGTAAAACATATTTAGATGATCTTACAAAAGCAGTAGGTAAATATAAAGGTGCGGATTTAAGTAAAGTATTTGGACCACAATTTGTGGCCGGTATGGATCCTTTAACACAACAAGCTCAAGGATTAGCGACAGCAGGTATTGGTGCCTATAAACCTTATATGGCACAAGCAGAGGCGTACGCAGCGCCAACGGGCTACCAAGACTTTATGTCGCCTTACAAAAAAGATGTCATAGATGCAACGATGAGTGAATATGATCTTCAATCAGCAAGAGGTATACCCTCTTTAAAACACAAAGCTATTACGGGAGGTGCATTCGGTGGAGGACGTGAAGGTGTTCAAATGTCTGAATACCAATCAACAAGTGACAAGAACCGGGCAGCCCTTCATGCACAGTTACTACAAGGAGGTTTTACCGAGGCTTCAAATTTAGCTCAAAAAGGAGTTACTAATCAAATGAATTTTGCAGGTGCATATCCAAATATGTTAGGTAAAGATGTAGCAGGACTACAAGCTTTTGGGGGCATGAATCAAGCCCAAGTACAAGCTCAATTACAAGCTCAACAACAATTAGGTCAACAACAATTAAATCAACCTTTAACAGCAGCCAATCAATTTGGTGCAGGAGTTACAGGTTTAATAGCAGGTTATCCAGGTCAAACAACATCCACTACCGCTCCAGGTCCAAATCCATTAGCAACAATTTTAGGAGCAGGTACAACATTAGCAGGGCTTTATAGAGCATTTCCTGGTGGATAAAATGGAGTAAAAAATAATGAGTAGAACTTTTAAGAGACCAATGTTTAGAATAGGTGGAAATGTTGGTACTGGAATTATGTCGGGTATTGTTGATAGAACCCATGCGGCTGATGGTTTTCCTATTCATCAAGTCGAACATAGCGGGATGCCACTGCAAGAAGAAGAAATTATAAAAGAAGAGGTTGACGTAAATCCATATGGTGGAGACTCGATAAGTGTTGAGGAGGCAATTGCTCAACTTAAAGAAGGAGCTGGAGAATATGGAGGGATGGATCCTTTAACTTCTTATTTATTAAGAGCAGGTCCAAGTATTGCAAAATCTAAAAATTTTAGTGATCTTATTGCTAACTTAGATCCAGCTAATAAAGGGTTAATTGAAGATGCAGCTGCCAGAGGAAAATATGATAGAGGTCTTAGACTAGCGGGTGTTAAACGAGCCATGGGTCAAAAAGATATACGTGAAGGAAAATTTTTAGATTATGAGGCTGACAAACTAAAAACTAAGGGAGCCCAAGAATTTACAGCAGGACAAGCCGAGCTAAAACGAGACTTTGACACTCTAAGCCAATCAAACTACTGGAAAAACCAAGATGAGAGAACTAAAGACCTTTGGGCAAGAGAAGATAGTAATCTTTTAAAACTTTGGACGAAACAAGACGAACGAATATTGGATAAAAGAGCGTATGACGAATTACAAACAGAGGAAAAACAAAAATATGATGCTAAACTTTTAGAACAGGCAAAAGAATATGCGGCACTGACACTAGACGAAAAACGTGCTTGGGATCAGAAACAGATTGATGAAGGAAGAGAATGGGAAATGGAAAAAATGAAGGAGCGGATAAAACTGGAAGTAGAAGCCAATGATCCTTTAAGTGAAAAAAGTCTGACAATCGCTTTCATGAAGGACTATGAAAATAAAACACAAGCAGGTAATAGAGCAAAATATGAAGCCAATGGATATGATACACTGATGAAAGAAAAATTTACTGCAGATCGGTTTGGGGGCTTAATTGGTGGTGACCAACATGGTTCTTTAAAATCAAAGGAAAAAAAGAAAAATCTTGGTAAAGTTTATTATGACGTCACCGATGGTACAGTCAAAAGATTAAGAAGAACTGAAGATGGTTATCGTTGGGAATCAATAGACATAGAGACTTATGAGGCACCTGAAACTGACACAAATACAGCAGTGGGGGGTGTTGACAAGTCAGGGCAAGAATACTTAGAAGGAGTCGCGGCTTCTCTAGGAATTGAATATGAAATAATTCCTCCACGGGATCCAGAATTTACTGGTAAAAGTTGGAACGACCATTACAAACGAAATGTAAATCCAAACGCTGTAACTCTAGGTGAATTACAAAAATTAATTTCTAAAGAACAGTTAAGACTTTTAGTAGAACGAAAAAAAAAACCGAGAACAAGCATTAGGTAGGATAGATGGCAGAAGAATTTCTCCCTTTAAATCCCGCAGAAGAATATGAGGATACTGCCTGGTATACGGCCGCAGCTGCAGGAATAGCATCGGGTATTTTAAAAGTTCCGGAAGGTGTGTTTTCTTTAGCAGCAGAATTAATTGATCTTGGGGCTGACACAAATACAGCAGCGAGCGTTGAATCATTTTTTGATAAATGGAATCCTTTCGAAGAAGTAGCAGAAGAAAGAGCAATAGGTAAATTAACAGAAGCTTTAGTTCAAATAGGTATACCTGGGGGAATAGGTTATAAGATGGCTAATAAAGCCGCTAGAAATCTTACAGCTAAAGCATTAAGAGCAAAACGTGCTGGTACGTATGCTAATTTAAAAGGTAAAGGCGTCCATCAAGCAATGGGTAAAGTCAAAGCCTTTAATGAAAAAGCTAAATATGGAAGATTTGCAGCTGGTGTTATGGGGGGAGCAGCAGGTGAAGCTTTTGTTGCTGATATAGAACAAATTGGAAGTTTTGGGGATATGTTTGAAAGTGGCCCCACACAAATTGATAGAGACGAAAGATTTGGTGGAAGAGAAGATGCCACAAGAAAATTATTAAATAGAATTAAATTTGGTTCAGAATCTCTACTTCTGGCTCCCTTTGTTATGGGGGCAGGTAAAAGTGCAAAACTTTTAGCTAATAAAAGTAAAGATCTTGCTTATAGTAATTCAAAATTTGGAAGATGGTTAGATAAATATATAAGAGCACCGCTTAGTCCTAGAGGTTCTTTAACAGATGAATTATTTTCGTCGGAAAGATTAAAAGAAGCTTTAAAAGCAAATGATATTCATAGAGCTCAAGAAATTATAGAAAATATTACTAAACAAGTAGATGGGATATTTCCGTCAACTCAAACTATGTTTGATAAATCTACACGAGCAGATAAACAAAGATTCATGAAAGGATTAAATGAGATTCTATTTGAAGGTGATTTAAAAAAAACTGTAAATCCTAAAAAGCTGGATGACCTTTTAGATTTAATGAAAAAAAATAATGTGGATGGAGAATCACGAGGATTAATCGTAAATGGTTTAAATGATGCACGAGAGGAATTTACTAAGCTATTAGATATTTTAGCTGATTCCAACAAAGGAGCAAAATTAGGTAAAGGCGCCAAGGAATTACAAGAGTTATTATCCGACAGAGTTACCAATTGGATTGGGGGAACTTATAAAATATTTGAAAATCAAGGAGGAGGTATTTTTAAATTTTTTAGAAGATACAACCCAACTGATGAAGCCTATACAAATGGTATTAATTTTTTTAGAGCACAAATTGCTAAACAAAATGGTGATTTAAATTTTAATCTTGGAGGAAATAAATATACACAGGAAGCAAGACAGCAAGTTGAAAGTTTACTTAATGCTGTAAGTAAGAAAAAACAACCTAAACCTTTAGACTTTAATAATTATATTTCTAAAACTATGGAAGGGAAACCTGGCGGTGATTTTATTAAACAAGTTATTGATGATACAGGTATGGTACCCAGAGAAATTAGAGAATTATTAGGAGAGATTCAGGACCCAAGATACTCAATCTTTAATGCAATAACTAATTTATCTTCGGTAACTAGAACTGCTTCTTACTTATCAGAAGTAGCAGCTAAAAATGCAGAAGTTCAAGCGAAAGGTCAAAGAGGATTTTTTTGGTCTAGTAAAGAAGCTGGAGAAAAAGCAGTGGATTCTTTAAAAACTGATATTGATATAGTACCTATGGATGCTCTTGTAAAACAATTACCCGGTGCCGGTAAAACCTCTAACCCTTTAGCAACTATGTGGACTACAAAAGAAATAGCAGATGGCATAAAAAATGCTAATCATTTAGCTGGTGGTCTTCAAGGATTTGTAAGAGGAGAAGGAGCGGAAGGAGCAGAAGCTGTAGCCAGCTGGATGTGGAGAAATCTTTTATTATTTCCAAAAGGGGTTTCTCAATTAACAAAAACTGTATTTTCTATTCCAACCCATTTACGTAACATGTTTAGTGCTATAGGATTCTCAGGTGCTAATGGTATTTTATTTGAAAATCCAAAACTGGTAGCTAAAGCATTTAAAGAAGGAATTGATATATCCGGTCTAATGAAATTAGGATCAAATTCTCCTAGAGCTCAAAAAGCCTATAGAGAATTGGTGGAACTAGGTTTGGTTAATCAACAAGTGCAAATAGGAGATATAAAAAATCTTTTTAGGGATATTAAATTTGGTGAACAAGCAGCTAATGTAGATTCAGTTTTAAGACCTTTTATGTCAAGAATGAAAAGAATTGGTAAATGGTTTCAAGGAAAATATGTAGCTGAAGATGATACTTTTAAAATTACAAACTGGGTTGTTGAATTAGATAGATTAAAAAGAGTAGCAGTTAAAAAAGGTTTAGATGTAGCTGACCCGGCAGTTCTTAGATCCTTAAAAGTAGAGGCAGCTGATATAGTTAAAAATACTGTGCCTAATTATGCATTTGTTGGATCAGCAGTTAGAACGGCAAGACTTTTACCCATTGGTAACTTCATGTCTTTCCCATCTGAAATGATTAGAACTACAAGTAACATTGCAGAACTAGGTCTAAAAGAAATGAAACATAGTAGACCAACAAGAGGTAGCAATGTTCTACCTGTAGTATTTGATATAGAAAAAAATGCTTTTGTTAAAAATGATAATTTATCTTATGGAACCGGTTTTAAAAGATTACTGGGAATGGCAACTTTTACAGCAGGAGCACCGGTTGCTTTAACAGAAGGAGCAAAAGCTTTATATGATGTATCACAAGAAGAGCTAGATGCCTTAAGAAGATTTGTACCGGAGTGGTCAAAAAATTCTACATTAATTCCAACTAGAAATGATGACGGAGAGTTAATGTATTTAGATTTTAGTCATAGTAATGCTTATGATGTTATAGCAAGGCCTTTAAAAACTTTATTAAATAATATTCAAGATGGAGAAATGAATGATCAAGTATTACTAGAAAGTTTTATTAATGGAGCTGTGGAAGCTGGAGGAGAAATAATGAATCCATTTATTTCGGAATCTATTTGGACAGAAGCAGCGAGTGATTTAATAATAAGAGGTGGAAGAACAAAAGAAGGTAGACCATTATATACTGATCAAACTACTGCAGGAGATAAAGCTAAAATCCAAGTAATGCATATAGCAAAAGCATTACTACCCCCCGTAAAACCCTACGAAAGAGTTTATCAAGCTATGACTGAAACTCCAACTGGACGTGGAGAAGTATTAGAAATTGGACCACAGTTAGGTGGATTGATGGGACTAAGATCAATTAAAGTTGACCCCGAAAGATCAATGGGTTTTAAAATTGCGGAGTATCAAACAGGTATCAGAAATGCTAGAAGAGAATTTACTGGTGGTTTTTTTGGTTTACTAAAAGGCGGACCCGTTCATCCTAATGAAATTATTTCAAGATTTGCTAAATCAAATAAAGCTAGATTTGAAGTGCAGCAAGAAATGTATAATGATCTTGGTGCGGCAGAAGTATTGGGACTATCTAGAGGACAATTAAGAAATCAATTTGAAGATAGACAACTTAATCGTAGAGCTTTTACAGGTTTAATTAATGGAAGATTTGAACCTTATTATCCTTCTAAAGATATTGAAGACCGATTCAGAGAAATAGCTGTAGAATTAGGCGATGAAAATGCTTTCAATGAAGCACGTCCTGTCTTAAAACAAATGTTATCTGAAATGAGACAATTAAACTTAGATGAACAATTTTTAATTGATATGTCTGATTATTACATTGAAGAAATAGAAACACCACCTTTACCGGAATCTGTTACGTCAGCAATGCCTAACAATCAAACTATTACTCAAGGACAAAACATATTAAATCAAGCTATGAATGCGGGCACCGCTACTCAAAATGGATTAACCGCAACTGAAAATGCTTTTTTAAGTGAAGAAGAAAAAATGATGAGACTTAAAAACAGAGGGATGACAGCATAATGGCTAATGGCCTTCAACCCAAAACTACTCGAGAACAGATTATATCCCTGTATGGGCATATAAAGGGACTAAAGAAATCACAATTTCATATGCATCAAGGTATTCACGAATTGGGTGGCAAGATAGACAAGATCTATTGGGTTTTATTAGGCACGGTGGGGGCTGTGTCCTTAGTTCTGTTAGAAAGAATACTAGACATAAAAGGATTTATTTTTTAAATCCAAGCTTTTAACTCTTCTCCCATAATTTCTGTGGCAATATTAATTTTTTTACGGAGAGCTTTTACAATTCGCTCATCAACAGTATCTTCGGATATTAAATCAATATAAGTCATTGGCTTAGTTTGGCCTATTCTATCTATTCTTGCTTCGGACTGTTGACGCTTCTCTAAATCATATCCATTAGAATAATAAATCATAGTACTAGCCGCAGTTAAAGTTATACCATATCCTCCTGTTTGTGTTGTTCCCACAAAAAATCTACATTTAGGATCTTCTTGAAATTTTTTTATATTAGCTTGTCTCTCGTTATCAGGGGTCAACCCATAATAATCTACTAAACAACCTTCTCCATATTCTTTTACTAACGCTCTTATAATTCTTTGTACATCTCGTTGATAATGACACCAAATAACTACTTTACCCTCTATCTCCTCTGTTAGATCTATTAATTCATTTACTCTATTAGATGGTAATTCTTGAATAGTACCATCATCTGCAGTGAAATGACCGCAAGTAATTTGATGAAGTCTCATAAGCTGAACTAGAACAGTATTGGTGGAAACCATTTTTCCATTTAAAAAAGCAATCGCATTTTGTTTCATTTGTAAATAAACTTTATTTTGATCTGGTGTTAATGGAACCATTCTTTTCATAAAAGTTTTTTGAGGTAAATCCAAACAGTCATCTTTAAGTACTCTGTGAGAAAAAGGTTCTATTTTTTTAGATAGCTCTCCTAAATTTTGATAACCTACTACAATATTAGTGGTATGGGTTCCCAGATCAATACTTCTCATAACAGCATAACGTGCTCTAAAAGTATAAAAAGATTGATGATCTAATAGTTCAGGATCTAAAAAATAACATTGAGAAAATAAATCAATAGGGGATTTAGTAACAGGAGATCCGGTTAATATTCTTCTGTATTTAGAATAAGGAGCAAGTTTTAAAATATTCTTTGTTCTCTTGCTATTATGTGTTTTAATAGTGGTGGACTCATCGACTACAGTCATAGCTTTATGACAAGATAAAAATTTTAAAGCAAACTCTAATCCTTTTCCTCTGGAAAAAGATTCTACATTCATAATTAAAATATGAAAATCTGTTCCAGTTTCAAATAAACTATTTAATTCTTTTTTGTATTTTTGTTCGGTGCAAGAAGTTTTCCATAAAACAACTTTTTTATCAATATGATCAACCATATGGATGGGAATTTCATTTTCATACCAAGTTTTATAAACCCCTTTAGGAGCTATTAATAATAGCCCATTAATAAGGCCTTTATCATAAAGCATAGTAGCATTGTCTATTAACACTTTTGATTTACCCGTACCCATTTCCATAAAGTATGCAAAGACCTCTTTATCCCAAGATATCTTTAAAGCATCTAATTGATGCTTGTAGGGCTTAGTTTTAAATTTATAAAACATTGTTTACTTTTCTTTCTAAAAACGTATATATAGTACAAAAGGTAAAGAGTCAATGACCAAAGTTTATTTAATACAAGAAATTCCAGGAACCGCTAAAGGAGAGCCAAAATATAATATTATTGGGGCACAGAAATATGGCGAGATTGTGACAATGCTGCCAGAATATTCACAAATGATTTTATCTCCAGGTCCATTAATTCAAAAACTTCGAACCCTTCTAAAAGACGCCACTGAAGAAGATTATTTCTTATTATCAGGTGATCCTGCTATTATATTTACAATGGGAATGGTAGTTGGTGATATTAATAATGGAAAAGCTAATGTTTTGAAATGGGACCGTCAAGAAAAAACCTATTATCCATTAAATATAAATATTTTTCAAAAATAAGTTGACATCATAATTTTATTCTTTATATAGTTAATTGATATTAATAATTAAACTAATAACAATTATATAGGAAAGAATATGACAATTAATTTAAGACAAGATGCACCCGCACAGTCGGATGTAATTAATCCACAAGAACTTTCTGTAGAACTAGAAAAACTTAAAACTATTCATTCACATATTTCTCAAAAAGAAAAAGAAATGAAAGAATTAAAAGAAGATGAAAAAGTTCAATCAGGAATTATAATACCACAAATAATGGAACGAATGAATCTTACTACTTTAAAACTTAGAGATGGATCAGAAGTTTCTGTTAAACAAATTTATGGCGCTTCTATAAAAGCTGATAAAAGAGCTGAAGCGCTTGACTGGCTTCGTAATAATGGACTAGGAGATATAATCAAAAACGAGATACTCGTGTCTTTTGGTCGTAACGAAGATAACAAGGCAGCTGATTATGCTGTTCTTGCACGAGGTCAAGGTTATGAGCCGCAACAAAAAATTGCAGTTCATGCCTCGACCCTCCGATTAGTTTTGGAAGAGAGACATAAAAAAGGAGGAAATATTCCAGAAGAATTTTTTCATACTTTTGAAGGTGCTCAGACAAAAGTAAAAGGTAAACAATAGACTAATAAATCAATAACCTAGTAAAGGAGGAATATGAATAATATAGTCGAAAAACAAAACAGTGGCTCTCTTGCTGTCATAAACTTAAGAGAGGACTCTAGGAAAGGAGCAGAAGAAATTAAACAAGATGATATTTCAACACCCATCTTGAAAATTCTTCATCAACTTTCTCCAGAGTGTAATGAAAGAGATGCTAAGTATGTAAAAGGATCTAAACCAGGTATGATATATGCTGCTTCACTTGGCAAACTGATAGATGGTGAGAAGGAGGGGATTAATGTAATTATATCTCATACTCAAACTAGATATCCAGAATGGCAAGAAAGAGGAGACAGTGCTTCAGCACCTGTTGGAACACATTTAAATATTCCATCAGATGCAATTGAAGAACGTAATGGCAGATATAGATTAGATAATGGAAACTATGTAGAAAAGACTGCATACTTCTATATCATATTAATGATGGGGGCTGAATATAGACCCGCCGTACTTGCGATGAGATCTTCTAATCTTACACCGGCAAGAGAGTTAAATAATCTTATTACAAATCTCAGAATATCTGATGATAAAGGTTCATTTCAACCTGCCGCTTATTCAGCATTGTTTAATTTAAAAACAATTGGCAAAACAGCTGGTAGTAAAAGTTGGCATGTATATAAACCATCCAAAGTTAGAATGTTGGATGTATCAAATAAAAAAGATGCAGATTTATATATGGCAGCCTCTCAGTTACAAAAGACCGTAGTAAAAGGTACAGCAAAACCTAAGTACGAGAAAAAAACAGCGACAACTGATATTGTATAATTGTTCTTGACAGAACAATGTTGCAACATGGGGCGCCGAAGCGAGAGTGGAAGCGCCCTTTAACTGTATGAAAGATTTTATAAAATATTTTAGTGGCTTAACTCGTAACTATGGTGTCTGCAAAACTGAAAATGGTTTTGTTGATCAGGAATCAGGCAAAAAAAGATACAAGCACGAATGGTCATCAACTGAAATAAAAGAAAAAGATTATCAAGAACATTTAGACGGAAAAAAATCAATAGGTATTCAACCATGCACCGATAATGCAACCGCTAAATTTGGAGCGATTGATATTGATTCAAAAGCCTATAAAGAAATGAATTACAAATTTTATCTTGATGTTATTCAAGATAAAAATTTACCTATAATACCCGTATTATCAAAGAGTGGAGGCCTACATTTATATGTATTTACCACGGAACCAGTCAGGGCTATTCAAATAAAAGAATTTTTAGAATCAGTATTATTTTTATTTAAACTTCCCATTACAACAGAAGTATTTCCTAAACAAACCAGTCTTGGTTCTAACACAGAAGGCCAAAAAATAAATGGAAACTTTATTAATCTCCCATATCATGGTGAAGATAGAAAAGCATTAAATCCAGAGGGCACTCAAATGGATCTGGAAAGATTTATAAAGGTTATAGAACTTAATGCACTTACTCCATCACAATTAAAAGATCAGATGGATAAAATAATTAAAGATGAACTCAGTGGAGGAGCCGATGAATTTGATGATGGCCCTCCATGTCTAGCTATTCTTACTAAAGAAAAAATGAAGGATGGCAGAGATAGATTTTTATTTAATTATATGGTGTTTGCTAAAAAGAAATATCCAGATAATTGGCGAACTAAAGTACTACAAGCAGGTAGAAATTATTTTGAATTTGATGAAATCTGGACTGATGATCATATTAAAACTAAAATTAAGGCGTGGGATAAACCTACTGCGAGTCATACATGTAAACAATCTCCTATTAATGATGTTTGTGTTAAAGGAGTATGCTTGAAAAGAAAATTTGGAATAGCCTCTGATAAAAAAGTAAGATATCCTTCTTTATCTGCTTTACAAAAAATAGATTATAAACCTACTCCAGAATGGTATTTCACAGTAGAAAAACCTAATGGAGAAACTGTTCAGGTTCATGCAAAAAATATAACTAAGATAGAAAATCAAAGAGAGTTAAGAGCACTACTTATGGAACAAGCACACATTGTGGCTCCTATACTTAAAGGAAATGATTTTCATGAAATTCAATCTAATTTATTTTCTAAAGTAGATACCATAAAACCAGCACCAGGGACCAGCCCAATAGAAGTTCTTAAAAAACATCTAGAGGCTCATATACAGGGACCCGCAGCTACTAGACATAGAGCCTTTATGACAGGAAGTGTTTTAATAGAAAAAGAATTTGCATATTTTTCTTATGATCATTTTTATGATGATTTAAAAACCAAAGAATGGAAATATGACTCACAAAGAACTTCTTATTTTATTACTCAAATATTTACTGGGGATAAAAAAAATGACAAAGCGGAATTTGATGTAAGAAAAAGATTTCCAGGTAAAGATGATGGCGGAAATTATTTTCCTGCCATAAGAGGAATATTAAAAATTCCTACTTTTATATTTGAACAAGATAAAGAAGTTGAGGAAACTCTCAATTTGGAAGACAAAGACGACATCGTATGATTCATAAAATCTTTGGCCCACCTGGTACAGGTAAGACATATAAATTAATTAGCCGAGCCAAAGCATATGTGAGAATAGGAACTCCCCTTCATAAAATTGGATATTTTGCTTTTACTAGAAAAGCTGCCGCTGAAGCAAGAACCAGAATGCCAGCAGATGATAATAAACTTCCCTACTTTCAAACACTCCACTCATTTGCCTACCATCGAATAGGATTAAAAGAAGAAGATATTATGCAACCTTATCACTATGAGGAATTAGGAAAAGAATTAGGAATTAAAGTAAAATTTATGGATAAATATAATAAGGAAGAGATACATTATTTAACTTGTGACAATCCTTATTTTCAAATCATTCAAAGAGCTGCTAATAGAAATACAACTGTGGATGAAGAATTTGATTTAAATGAGCATGATACCCGTCTTCAAAGAAATACATTAAAAGATATAGAAAGAAATTTAAAAAATTATAAGACAAAAAAAAGATTATTAGATTTTAATGACATGATTAAAAAAGTAATTTCACTAGATGCTGAAGAATTTCCTCCTTTAGATGCAATATTTATAGATGAGGCACAGGATTTATCTCCTCTTCAATGGATGTTGTATGATAAACTTAAAGAATATAATCCCAAAGCGGATATTTATCTGGCTGGGGATGATGATCAAGCTATATTTGGGTGGGCCGGAGCAGATGTAAGAAGATTTATAACGGAACCAGCTAAAGAAAAAATTTTAAAATATTCAAAGAGAATTTCTAAAGCAGTTCAAGAAGAATCACAAATACCTATAGGGCAAATAGTTGGACTAAGAAAAGAAAAACAATATTATCCTAGAAATTATCAAGGAGAATCTTTTCATATAAATAATTTGGATCAAATAGATTTAACGAAAGGCAAATGGTTAATCTTAACAAGGACAATTTCACGTCTTATGAGAATGCAAGATGAACTTAAGTCTAGAAATTTATACTTTGCTACTAAAAAAGGAAAAAGTTATAGGGTAGCCCTTTATAAAGCTGCAGTTTATTATGCCGATTGGAAAATGGGAACAATATTAGAGGAAAAAGAAATAAATGCTGTGAGAGACTTCACAGGAACTACAACATGGAATTTAACAAAAGAATGGTACACTGTATTTACTCAAGCTGATGAGGAAGAAAAAAATTATATAAGTAGAATGTTAGAAGGGGGAGAAAAATTAAGTGAGGAACCAAGAATATGGCTTTCCACTATTCACTCTATTAAAGGAGGAGAAGAAGATAATGTAATTCTATGTTTAGATATGGGGGATAAAATTTTAAAAGCTATTAAAAAAAGCACAGATAAAGCTGATGAAGAACATAAAGTATGGTACGTGGGAACCACAAGAGCAAGAAATAATTTATATAAACTAAAAGCAAAAATAAAAAGAAAGGGATACAAACTATGAGTAAGGTTTGGGACAAACAAATCGGTGGAGCACACTACCAGAAATTTAAAATTCAGCCAAGTAAATTTGTAGTTGAGAATAAATTGCTTTTTCCAGAAGGGTGCGCTATAAAATATATATGCCGTCATTCACATAAAGGAAAGAAACAAGATTTATTAAAAGCAATACACTTTATTGAAATGATTATTGAAAGAGATTACCAATGATATTACCACAGACTGAATGGGTAGCTCCTCAAGAATACCCCGACCTAAGAGATTACCCAGAAATAGCAATTGACTTAGAAACACGCGACCCAGATTTAAAGAAAAGGGGATCAGCTTCTGTTGTAGGGGATGGTGAAATAGTTGGAATTGCTGTAGCTGTTGAAGGAAAGTCTTGGTATTTTCCGATTGCCCATGAACAAGGCCCTAATAAAGAACGTAAGAAAACTTTAGAATGGTTCAAAGATATTTTAGACTCCCCGTCTATAAAAATATTTCACAATGCGATGTATGATGTATGTTGGATCAGAAAATTAGGCTTAAAAATCAATGGTTTAATAGTGGATACCATGATTGCATGTTCACTTCTCGATGAAAATAGATTTTCCTATACACTTAATAGTTTGTCTTGGTATTATTTAAAAGAAGGAAAAAATGAATCAGCTTTAACTGCTGCCGCGAAGTCAAGAGGATTAGATCCTAAAGCAGATATGTGGAGACTTCCAGCTAGTGAAGTCGGAGCCTATGCAGAAAAAGATGCAGAGTTAACTTACAAACTTTGGCAACATGTCAGCAAATTATTAATTGAAGATACAGATGAGTCGGGAAGAAATTTAGAACATATTTTTAATATGGAGACTGATCTTTTTCCTTGTCTTGTTGATATGAGATTTCTTGGGGTGAGAGTAGATGTTGATAAAGCGAATGAATTGAAGAAACAATTAACATTACAAGAACAGATGTTGCTCCAACAAATAAAAAGAGAAACAGGAATAGATGTTCAATTATGGGCTGCGCGTAGCATTGAAAAACTTTTTCAAAAATTAAATTTAACTTACGACAGAACTGCAAAAACGGATTCTCCTTCATTTACAAAAAATTTCCTCTCTAATCATAAGCATCCTATAATTAAATTGATAGCAGAAGCACGTAAAATAAACAAGGTGAGCACTACATTTATAGACACTATTTTAGATCATGAATATGGTGGTAGAATACATGCAGAAATAAATCAAATTAGATCTGATGATGGAGGAACGGTGACAGGAAGATTTTCCTATTCTAATCCTAACCTACAGCAAATTCCAGCCAGAGATCCTATTTTAGGTCCGATGATTAGGTCATTATTTATACCTGAAAAGAATTGTGTATGGGGAATGTTTGATTATTCACAACAGGAACCAAGATTAGTCACCCATTATGCATTAAAATTTGGGCTACCTTCGGTTAATACTATTGCTGATTCATATGAGAGTGATCCCAGTACAGATTTTCATGACATTGTTGCTAAGATGGCCAAGATACCTAGAGATCAGGCCAAGACTATAAATCTTGGTCTGTTCTATGGTATGGGAAAAGCCAAACTTCAAGCCGAGCTGGGAGTACCTAAAGAAAAAGCTGATGAGCTATTTCAAAAATACCATGCTAAGGTTCCATTTGTAAAACAACTTATGAATCACATTATGAATGCGGCTCAGTCTAAAGGAAAAATAAGAACTTTAGAAGGAAGAAGATGTAGGTTTCCTAAATATGAACCCATTCTTCGAGGAAGTGAATGGGGTACTTTTGTTCCCGCAGAAGATAAAGAAAGAATGGGAGAACTTCAACTCATGGGAGAATTTTTAAAAGATGATGATGATAAAATAATGAAAGATAAAGATAATAAACCTTTAAAAAATTATTGGCATAAAAATCCGACTCGAAGAGCATTTACTTACAAAGCTTTAAATAAAGTTATTCAAGGAAGTGCAGCTGATATGATTAAAAAAGCTATGGTAGACTTATATAAAGAAGGTATTGTTGCTCACATACAAATTCATGATGAGCTTGATTTATCTATTGAATCCACTGACCAGGCTGATAAGATAAAACAAATAATGGAAAACGCTGTTGATTTAGAAGTTCCAAATAAAGTGGACTATGAGTCAGGCGCAAATTGGGGTACAATTAAATAGGAGGAAACTATGGAACAAGTAAAACAATTTTGGACAATGGTTAAAACACATCCAAAAATATCTATTGCTGTAGTAGTGGTAGCCGTGGCTATATATCATTTGGTTAACTAATTATGAGTTATGGCTTACTTAAATGCAAACATTCCTGTGACTTATGCACAGATCAGGAGAGAATATCTCTACGATCTTAAAGATCATCATGGGGAAGTTGAAGACTGTATTATATTTGGCCTATCATCGATTACAGGACGTCCTATACTCTTTCACACAATTATGGAAAATGGTGCGGTATTCTACCGTCTACCAATCTCTGCATTTATTCAAAGAGGATTTGACCCGCAAGAAGTACCTAGACATAGATTGGATGAGCTGGAGCTGTGGAACTGCTTTAGTTATTATCCTGCTGTTACTTCTTACGATATCTTAGATGGACAATCAGGAAAGTATTTTGGAAAAGACAAAAAAACTCATCCGGGTGCGTATCTTTTTACAGTTGACTGGGCGCACCCAGAGAGTAATATAGTAGATACAGATCATTCAGAAATACCGCACGAACATAAGTGCGCACATATTCTCGCCCTAGAGGATGGAAATTATGCAGCGCAACCCAACAACCGTATCCTTTGGGATATACCTTCGTTTACCGTAAAGGACGAAGTACCTGATTGGAAAGTGCAAACTTCCGAGTGGAATGTAGAAGACACTCGCAAATGGAAAACGGAAGATACTGATAGGTACTTCTATAACATTGAGGAGAAGAAAAGTGAACAAGAGGAAGAGGAAGAGGAACAATATTTAGCTGGAGAGAAAGCCTTGGCTGATTATGCTGAATCTTTTAAGGAGAAAAATGATTAAAAAATGTAAATCATGTGGACACGATTGTCATTGCGCATATAATCGTCATAACTGTAAGGATGGTTGTATTTGTAGTGACTGTAAATGTATTAAAATTAAGGAGAAAACCGAAATGAAAAAATCAAAATTCGGGAACTTTTTAACATGGCCTCTTCACTGTATTGTATGGCCTTTTAAAAAGGTTTTCGCTTGGTTGGGTAGTGGATTACCAAAAAGTAAAAAATAATGAATAAATGTAAAAAATGTGGAGGCACTAATTGTACTTGCAAGAAAAGTATTGGTGAATTAGCCAAAGCAAATCCTCACAAAACTTATAAAGAATTAGAGAAAATGAGAGATGAAGATTTAAGCTCTAAAAACAATGGTGGATTAGTGATTGATGACACCGGAGAATGTGAAAGCTGCCAATAATGAATGACAAAATTATCACGGCATTACTTGCCATACTTATTGCACTCGGCGGCTGGACCCTTTCTCGTACCTTCTCCCTCTCCCAAGATATGGTACTTATTAAAGAAAAAGTATCACAACTGGAGGAAAAAATTGATAAAGGCCTTAAAAGAAAAAATAAAAAAAATAAAAAAAAGAAGTCTAACTGAAACTCTGGTTCTATATTTAATAATTGGCCTAATG